GTCCTCTTTGTGGCAAAGTCCTCGGCAAACAGATCGGTCTGGCGAGCAGAGCTGAACCGCACCTGGTCCCGGTAGTAACTCTTGTCGTCCTCCAGCTCCGTGGCCCGGGGCTCCAGCTTCTTCCACTCGGCACCGGTCATCTTGCCCATCGGAAGGTCGGTTCGGCGCTGGTCCTTGGGGCGCTCTGCCGTGCTGACCTCGCCGGTCTGCTTGCCCATCCCGACGTAGGTCACCGGCACGTTGTGGCGGCCGATCAGCACCGCGGCACGCTGGGTGCCGAAGTCGCGGACGTAGCCGTCGAAGCCGTTGTCGATCACGGCGGACTCGAAGGCGTTCAACCAGGCTTCGTTCTCGAGGTCGCGGCTGACCTTGGCCTGGACCCAGGTGTCTTGATCCGGGTCGTAGAGATTGCGCAGGTCGACCGTGTGGCCATGGGCGCCAACATCTTGCTCGGGCGTGATGCCCTTGCCGGCATCCACGTAGAAGTAGATACGCTCGCGCAGCCGCTTGTCGGCGGCAGCCAGGACGCGATCAGCCTCGCGGCCTTTCGCGCCCGTGCCGTAGTAGCGGCCGTCTAGGCTTTTCCGCTCTTGCCCAGAGTAGTGGAATCCTTGGGCTGAGACGGCGCCTGGACTGGCTTGCCCGTATATTGCGACGCCATCTGCATCATCGCGTCCTCCAGACCGTTCATTGCCGGCAGCATCGGATCGGCGGGTGCTGAGTTTTGAGGTGCCGTTTTTCTTGATGAGGTCATCGATCTTCGTCCTGTCAATTCGTGAATCTTCATACCAAGGCGCCACACGCGGACGGCCGTTTTCGTCTTTGGACAACAAGAACCCGGGGATCTTTGCCTTGATCTTGTCAATACCCTTGAGTGTATCGCGCCAGGCCTGATGATCCAACCTGTATAGCTCCCCGGTGGATGCCGGGTACAGGTAGTACGGGTTTCCGCTGGTGTCGCGGCCGTAGCGCACACCGTAGTCCTTTTGGCCATACTCGCCCTGTTTGACGGTGACATCGGCGAACGGGTTTGCCTTGCCTTCCACTTCGTAGAGCAGCGAGTCCAAGGTGCCGTGCGATGCCTCTTGCCCGGACACTACGACCCAGGAATCCCAGTGGTAGCGGCCCGGGGTGGCGTCCTGCGGGCGGCCAAGCTCCTGATAGACACCGGGCAGAATCTTCTGCAGCCTGTCCTCAAAGAACTCGTACAGCATCAGGCCGCGCACGCCCGTGGTGGCGCTGGCCAGGCCCGTGCCAGGCTCGATCGTGCGCTCGGCTTTGATCTTCGAGAACCCAACGCCCAGCTTCTTTGCCAGGGCCGCGGTGGCGATTTCAACCCGCTCATCGAACGAGGCGTCGTCTTCCGCATCACCCTGCTTCAGCGTTTCGTGGATCTGGCGATTGTCATTCTTGGCGTCAGTCACCAGCTTGGTGACGCGGGTGCCGTCGTACAAGTTGTAGCCGGCGAACGACCCGTCATCAAACAAGTTGCGCATCTGGATGCGGTCGAGCACCAGGACGTCCGGGCGCCCAGTCACCAGCAGGGTAAAGCTGATCACCTTGTTGTCGATGCCGACGCCCTCGCCCATCTTGACGAACTCGCGGCGGATGTCGCGGCCCGACTGCTTCTTGTCGGCCATCAGGTCATGGAGGTGCTGTAGCTTGGTCTTGCCGTTCGGCAATCGCTCCGACATCCCGGTCAGGAAGCTCTTACCAAAGGCGTTCAGGTTGTGCTTGGTCGCATTACCAGGAGCCCCTGCACCGTTGGCCTGGGCGATGCCGTCCGACCATGCAATAAACTGCTCCAGCTGGGCCGGGCCGAACTGGCCGGCAGCCGCCATCTTGATGAACGGCTCAACGCCGCGCACAGCGTCGACGAACATCGCCTCTTGGATATACGGCGACACGCCCCGCGACAAGAACGACCACAGCATCAGCTTGCCGGTGGTTTCGATCGGCACCTGACCAGAGGTGTAGTACTTCAGGAACTCGGCGGCGTTATCAAAGCCTGAGTTGGCATCCTTGACCTGGCCCGGGGTCAGGCGGCGCAATTGCACCAGCAAGCCGGCGCCATTGTCCTGCATCAAGTTGATCAGGTTGCGCGGCGCCACCGGCACATCGTTCGAGCCGAAGGCGTGCGCCTCCATCTCGAGCCAGTTTTCTGCGGACTCAACCGCGTTGGGGAATTTGGTCTTCAGGTCATCCAGAACGGCCAAGTACCTGTCGGCATTTCCGGAGGTGGTCTTGAGGCCGATCTTTGCCTCGATGGGCACGTTGGGCAAGCCCGAGATGTCGATCGTTTCGCGCAGCTTGGGAACCAAGCCATGCTTCTTCTGCGCCTCATAGGCCTCGACCTTGGCGCGGAGTTCGGTTACTTCTCGTTCGCTGGCGCCGTTCCGTTGTTGCCAGATGTCAAAGTCGAAGGCGAATCCTTCTGCTCGGAGGGCTGCGATGTACGGGACAAGAACTGTATCGACGGCCCTCCCTCCAATTCCGCCTTGAACAGCTCGGGGTCCGAGTCCTTTAGCTGCTTTACCCCATGCCGCTTCAAGACGGCCTCTATATCCGCGACCTTCATTTTCGTTTGTCCTCTTGTTAAATTCATCCAGCGCCGAAATCGTGTAGGCGTGCGCCGGATTTGGATCAAGGCCAACTGACGTAGCAACACTCGCCAGCGACGCAAGAAACGCATCAAACTGATCTGATTCACTCACCTTCGACTTGCTGTTCGGGAAGAACAGGAACTTGATGGCCTTCCCATCCATCGTTGCCGATGCCCCGCTGGCGACCGCACTAAACGCTTGCAGTGCGTTGTCGATTTCGTCGGCCGACATTGCTTCGCCGTCCGACTTGCCGAAGTACAAGCTAGGGATATTGTATTCCCCATCCTCCGGTTTCTCAACCACGCGGCTGGTGATCGCAGCGTCCTGCTGCGCAGCCCAGGCCAGGAGGTTGGCGACAGCTCGTGTCTGCTCGAAAGTCGCAGGCTCGCCATTGAGTTGTTTCAGGCGCAGCAGCTGCGTCCATTCCGGCTTGCCCAGCCACATGCCGCGGATTGTCGTCTGCTCGCCAAACGGCCGCAGGCCAATCGATGCCAGCATTCGGTCAAACTCGGCCGACCGCGTAACCTCCAGCATCCGCTCGTGCAGGCGGGTCAGGTTTCCTTCATTTTCTGGGTAACCCACCGTGCCGTAGTTGTCACCAGGCTTGAACGATGCAGAGATGGTCGTGCCCAGCCTGGCGTCCTTGCGGGCGGCGTCTTTGGCCGACTTGCCAACAGCAGCCACCGGCTTGGCGCCCTGACGCTTCGGCAGAGTCTGCCCGTCATCGCGAGCAGGAGAGAATTGCCCCTGTTCGTTATCGGCAAGAACGTCTTGCCGAACCTGCGCCGCGCCGCGCGCCGTCGCGGCAGCCTTCTTCATCTCCTTGGCAACCTGGCGACGCAGCGCCTGGTTGTCCTTTTTGGCTCCGGCCAGGGCCTGCTCAAGCGCAGTGACGCGGCTCTCCTCCTGCTCCGACTCGCGCACAGCCTGGGCGACCTTCTGATCTGCCTCGGCCTCCTTGGCAGCCTCTTGCTCCCGGAAGGTCTGACCAGACTGCTGCCGTTTCTCTTTCTGCTCCTTCGCGGCCATAGCCGGCTGCTGTCGTGCGTGCTGCTGATAGGCCGCCTCCACCTCCCGGCGCTTGACCTCCGCGTCAGCCATATCGCGCACGACCTCGTCCGGATGCGACTTGCTGGTCATGAGCAGTTCGGCGGGCGTCATCTTGCTGAGACGATCGCGATGGGATTGACGCGAAGCGTAGGCCGCATAGACGCGGGCCGCCTCTTGCCGCACGGGCTCGATGTCGCTCAGGAACTTGTCAGCCTCGAAGTTCTGCCCGCGCAGGCTGGAGACTTTCTGTGCAACCAGATCGAGCGCGGCCTTGAACTTGCCGAGGAGGCCAATATCAGTACGGGCCAACTCCTTGATCAGGGCCTTGTAGAAGCCGGGTTCATGCCACCGGTTACCGAACACATCGTTATAGAACTCGTTGCGCAGCGTGTCCCGCGTATATCCGCTACCGAGTTTCGACAGGAGACCGTCGATCGTGCCGCCGCCCTCGGCAAGCTGTTTCGGCGCGTAGGTCTGAGCGTAGGCGAGCAGACCGTCATCAGTCGAGAGGTCGATCTTCGAGACACGGTCGACCGTGGCCCGGAAAGCGTCCCGGAGATCGGGCGCCTCCTTCTCGACGAGGTGGAAAACTTCATGTCCGGCGGTAACTACCGGGGCGATGTCAGCCTTGTCCGCGTTCAGGAAGACGCGGTTGGGCTGTCCTTGTGGGAGGGCGAAGCCGTCTGCCCCGTTGGCTCGGTACCAGACGGGCTCCTTACCGGAGAGGTCGAGGATGGCTCTGACGACCGCATCCTGGCTTCCGCCACCTCGGGTGGAATGCAGCGTGTCCCCTGATACGAGGCTAGCGTTGGCGTCCCCGGTAATGCGGCGGACGGTGTCTTCGAGTTCGGGGTCGGCATCCCGTGATTCTGCCTGCTTTTGTGCCAGAGCGGAAGCAGCCAGGTCGCGCGTGGTCTGATCCGGGTGAGCGTTCATCAGGAAAGACAGGCTGGCCGGCGTATGTTCTCGCGCCGGCCGCCCGCCGATCAGCACTTCGGTTTCTTGCCCTTGCCCATTTTCAGCTCCTTGCACTTGTTGCGGCGCACTTTGACCCGGCGCTGCTTCGGGGTTGTTGAAACCAGCGAGCTCGTTGGCGATCGGATTCGACACCGGCGGCGCAGCGAGAGGATCATCCGGCGGCGGTTGGGTGTCCGTCTGCACCGGTGCGACAGAGGGGAGGACACCCGCCGGCTTTCGAGTCTCTTCAGGAGTGACTGCGCCTCTCACGAAGTCTGGGGAGAGGTTACGCCGAGCTTCGGCATCGACGCCCTCCTGGGAGTACCCCATCTGATCGACCTGCTCCTGCATTTCCCGCCCGAGCACCCGACCCGGCGCGATTTTGGCTTCGGCCGCCGAATAGGCCTTCCCACCAATATGTGATGCCGCCCCCATGCCGCCGGTGGTCAGAAGGACTTCCGGCGCTACCTCCGATAGGGACTGCTTCCAATCGTCGAGAGACGTCAGGCTGCGCTTGTCGCCCGTACCGGTACCGGCGTCGATCTCGGTGTTGTGCTGGAACTGCTGCGTAAGGCCCTCGGTTCCGAGCTCGACGCCCGTATCGAAAGCCTTCGCGCCAACAGACCTGCCGATCGCGGCCAGGCCACCCTTGATGGCGTTCTTGAAGATGTAGGCATTGACGCCCATCCCGACGACCTGGCCGACGGCTTCAGGGAGCGCCTCAGCGAAGCCGTGTTCGCGGACGAGCGGCGCGTAGCTCTTGGCGATCTTGACGAACTCGTCGTCGGTAAGGGGCGTACCCCGATTCTTCTTGACCACGGTGTCCAGCATGTCGCGGATGTCGTGGAGGAAGTTGTTGGTGTCCATGCGATAGGCAGCGACACCTGCGCCGGCCATCGCTGCAGGAACGGCGCCTGGGAGGCCGACGCCCGTCGCGGCAGCGGCAGCACCCGCTGCGAGGCCCGCGCCCATCGCGGCAACAGAGTAGGTCGCTTGCTGGCCAAGATTACGAAGACGGGCGCGAGTCAGACCGAAGGTATAGGGATAGACCGCATTGGCATCTTCACCGGAGGCGTTGCTCTTGGTCAGTTTCCTGGCCTCTTGAATCTGCCGCTCCAGCCAGGAGTCTTTCTTGATGTCGCCCTGCACCAGAGACGCAAGTGTCCCCACCATCTCCTGTGGCGCCGAGGCGATGGATGCCTTTATGTCGTCAAGGGTCTGTGCGGGCGAGATAGGCGCCGCAGCCTGCTCTTCGGCCGTCGGAGGCCGTACTTTTCCTGTTGCCTGCGCCTCTTCGAGCATCGTCGGAACATTGCCCTGCTGCAGACTATCCGCGTATCCCTTACGCTGCTCCAGCATCTGGCCCGCGACCTGTCCGATCAGCCCGCCCTGATCCACGTACTTGGCCAGCTTCGTGTCGGGCATGCCATTCAGTTGCTCGCGGAGCTTGGCCTCGCCTACCTTGGTCATACCAATGACGTTGCGCGAGGCCTCCTGGGGATCGGTCTGGTACCCGTCCATAACAGAGCCGGGGCCGTTCCACCATTTCTTGATGGGGTCAAGAAGAGAAGTATCGTTCGGCTTGCTTGCCGAGGCGTCCTCTTGCGGGGCGTCCTGCAGTGAGGAGAGCTGCGAGAGTCTATCGCTGGGTCGGGTGCCGCCGTCACGCAGTGATTCGAGCTGATCGAGCCTGTTGCCCATAGATGCAGGACGGCTCTTTGCCTCTTCGGCCTGGGCGCTCGGGATCACGCTGTTGCCTATCCGCCCCAGCACATCCTGGACATAGCTCGAAACACGCTTGCCGTTGCCGTCTGCTCGATCCGCCTTGTAGGGGGTATCGCCACTCGTGGCGACATTACCCTCACCCGAAAAGTACCCGGCCGCGATCCGTGCCGGGTCATTCCCGAAGCGATCACCGAGCTGCTTGATGTAGCGGATGCCGACGCGCATGTTATCGTCGGGGTTGTCGATCCGCTCGCCATCACGCGCCAGGCGATTGAACGTGGCGGGGATAACCTGCATGCCGCCCCGGGCGCCATCGACGCTGGTCGCGTTTGTCCGTCCGCTTCCCGACTCCTGACCATAGATCGCTTCGACGACTGGCTTCAGGTGGGAGGCGCCCTCCGCTTCGAGATAACTGTCGAGATCGAGCGATGCTCTCTTCTTGCGCGGTGCTGCGTCTTCGAGACCAGGGGACAGGACACTGGGATCAAGCGGCATAGTGATGCTCCGATGTTGGTCATCGGAGTATCGCGCTGCACCGGGATCGGACTACTTCTTCGGCTTACCTACAGTGAATCCGTAGCGGGCAGCCACCTTGCTCCGGATCGTCGCGTCCTCTGCAATCGTCGGTAGCTTCCCGAACTTATCGCGGTATTCGCCAACCACGGCCTGGTAGTCATTCGCTGCCTGCGTGACTCGTGCCTGTTGGCTCTCGTCGAGAGAGGCGTACATGCCTTTCCCGGAAATGAGGCTGCTCGAAAACTGAGAGACGTTGGCCCGCACGTCGTCGGCGATTCTACCGTCTTCCTTACTCGTGTCCGGCGTCTTCGGGTTGCGGGCGATCTCTGCTGCCCTGCCATCCTTGCCAACAGCGAAGGCCGCCTCGCCCTCGTTGAGCGTGACGGTCTTGAGCGGTTGATCGCCAGCGCGCCAGGCCTTGATGTCGGAGATCGTCGTCTTCTGCTGTGTCCCATCCGGAAGAGTGAAGATGATACCGTCCTTGCTGCCGGGGACGTAATTCGCATCGGTCACGCCGATCGCTCCGAGAAATTCGGAATCCTTGAGAAGCGTGTTGGCGAAGGCCGGGTTCTTGTCGGCAGCATCAGCAAAGGCACCGATGAGTTCCTTGTGCAGGTCCACGCCCTTCAGTTGCCCCGCCGCTACCCGGTTCTTGAAGTCCTGCTTCATGAGCGAAAGCTGGTTCTCGACGGATCGCAGCTTCAATCTCTGCGAGGCTTCTCCGACCGCGTCCTCCCGGCGTGCGCCCTTGAGCGCCAGATCACCCGCTTCGAGGGACTGCGCCTGTCTCTGCAGTGCGCCTGCCGCCTCCGGGTGTCCATGCGCTCGATACACGTCAGCCATACTTCTCGTGTTGGCAGTATCCGCAGCAGCCTGAGCCGCGGCCTGGGAGTCGAAAGAACGCTTCCCGACGACGTAGCCAGGGGCTTCCTTTCCGCCTAGGCGGCGAGCCTCTGCGACCGCTGGATCATAGGCACGAGCCGCTGCGAGACCAGCCTGCTCAGTCCCGGCGGTGTCCTCCGGGTTCTGCGTCAAGGCGGCGTCACGAGCTTGGTTACCGGCTTCGTTCTGTGCAGCCTCGATTTCCGGTACCTTGCTCTGGGCCTCGGTACCGACGACTTCTTCCGTCGCGTTGTTCTTCTGCGCGGCATCGGCGAGACCCTGCTCCAGCGAGGCCTGCTTATATCTATCCGTCCAGTCCGCTCCGACTCTGGCTCCCAAAGCCAAGCCGGCGGCAAATCCGCCACCGAGTCTCATGTCATACCTCGCAGTCCATAAGTTGATCAACGACGGCCTTCTTGATTAGCGACAGTCGCCTTTCGTATTCCGGGAACGCCGCGGCGTGCTTCTCCTTCAAGTAGGCTCCGAGCCCCTCTCCCCACCAGGCCGTGCAGTCCATGCAGTCAAGAGAGTGCTTCGCATACGCATAGGACTCAGGCACAGGGATAGCGTTATCGCTCAGGTATTTCGTCACCTCAGCCTCGGTCCACTCCAGGAGAGGAAACTGGAGCTCAAGGCCGTCCTCGGAAATGAAACCGTTTTCGATCCCGGTCTTGTCCTGTTCCTCTCGACGCTTTCCACGCAAGATGCAGGTCACCCCATCTTCGACCATCGCCTGATAGAGAGGCATCATGATCGCCCGGAAGCAGCAATCCATCCTCAGTTGCGTGCGGAAAGGTGTCGCTCCGAAGATGACGTTGCCGTCGTTCGTGTATCGGTGCGGAACGATGTCGGAGGGCCAGCCTCCCGCCTCGATCACCTCGGCCTGGAACCCTTTGACTTCTTTGAAGTGAGGAACCGAGGCCGCTATCTCACTCATCAGGGCTATCGTCTCAGGAAAGGGATTTCCTGGATTCAGCCAATAGACCGTGATCCTGTCGAGCCAAGGTCTTGCCAGGTGTAGCAGTACGAGCGAATCCCGGCCGCCGCTGAAAGACAGAGCCACCTTGTCGTGGCGATCAAAAATCTCGTCGAACATCACAGTACCGTCGCCGCGATGGAGCCGACCGCCCCGATAGCCGAACCGAGCCCCGCCCCACTCGACGCATTGCTCGCGTTATATGCGGCTGTCTGCGCGTTCAAGACGCTACCAAGCCCCTGGATGCGCTGGCCTTGCCCCTGCATGATCGTTCCCGCCGCGCCCTGGTTTTGATTCATCATAGCGTTGCCTGGGGCCATCTGGTTACCAACTGCAGCCGAACCCATGTTGCCTGCCAGGCCATACGAACCCTGCGAGGCGCCAACCAGCCCCCGGTAAAGCCCAGCCACGTCCATCTTCTTGCCCCAGTTCGTAGCCTCCTGTGACTTACGCAGGTTATAGTCCTGGGTCAGTAGCCCGCGTGCCTTGTCTATGCCAGCGGTCCGTGCCGTATTGACTGCCGCTGCCTGTTGGCTCGCCTGGCCAAGGCCGATCTGCCCCGTCATGGCGGCGATCTTCTCGGGAGACCAGCCATACCGCAGCCCTTGCCGGATCATCTGGTTCGTTGTCGCGGATTGACCAGCACGCGCGTCGGCGAGCGCTCGCCCGGCTGTGTCCTCGATGTCGCCTTGCCTGGCCTGGTAGATCGCAGTATCGCCACCGGTGATCAAGGCGCGATCCGCTGCGTCCTGGGCGGCCGTCGGGTTGTTCATCGACTCGGCGTTGAGCGCATCCTCGACCGGTCTCTGCTTCGAGACCATGTAATTGTAGTAGTCGTCCCCCTGATCCTTGGCCTGCTTCATCAGGGCGAGCTGCTCATCGACGACCGGCTTTGCGACAGCCATGTTCTCGTCGTACTGCTGCTGAGCCTGGGCCATCTGTTCTCGACCGAGCTGCAGACCCATTTCTGCCGATTGCTGGGAGGCGTTCGCCATCGGTGTGTAGTCGGGCGCCTTGCTATCCTTCTTGTGGTAGCAGCAGGCCGCGTGCAAGTCGCTCGCGCCCTGCAGAAGCATCAATCTAAATCGGTTCATGTCCATGTTACTTCTCCAGCCATCGGCACTTGTGAGGCCACAGGACCAAGATTACCAGCGCACCACCATCAGCCGCGGCCTGGGGCATGACGAACTCCTCTTCGAATCCGAGATGCTTGTCGAAGGCCAGAACCTTCGATTTGCTCGCCGGCACCATGCCAGTCAGCCGTTTCAGTCCGCACTGACGGAAGGCGTAGTCGCACATCGCGCGGAACAGCTCCGGTAATTCTCGCGTCGGTTTGGCTATCGCGATGTGGCAAGTAGCATTCACGTTGTTGTAGTTGTTGACCACAATTCCAGCCGTGAGCTGGCCAGCCTGTTCCAAGCCCATCGCATAGAAGTCGCCCCAGCTCGCTGTCTGCTCGACCTGTTCCGCGACCCATGCGCCGACGCGATGCTTGTCGTTGGTGATGAGCATCGCTATCCGATGATCTCGTTTACCTTGGCGATGATGTCGGCCAGCGTTGCGGTTTCAGGCAAGGGTGCGATACGCACGCCGCGCTGCCCGGCAAGAATCTCGAAATTTTCCTTGAGCGCAGCCAGCACGGCGCGCGTCTGCGGATCGAGTCCTTGGGGTAGCTGGGGTATCGCCCTGAATTTCGTCATAGCTGGCTCAAACCCTTCGGTGTCTCGGCGATCTTGAGGTACTTGACCCTCACGTTCCCCTCGATCTGGTGCGTCACCACATCACTCTTGTAGCCCCCGGGAAGGCGAACCAGCTCACCGGAGAGGACGTCCCTGGAAGCAACAAGCTCGTCGTGGTCGAACAGGCTGTATTTGACGAACTCTTCCACGTCAGGCGGCTCCGTAAGCCTGGACGAACCATCTACTGGGTCGGTATTGAAGCCAAGTTGGTTAAGTGCGCCCACATCCACCCCGGCAGTGATACCGGCTTGGTTATTCGCCATCGCGGCTTGCCTGATGGCGTAGGCAGCCTGTACCTCAATAGCCGTCAGCGTCCCTTCCCACTCGATGAGGACCGCCCCAAAATTGACGGGCTGCGCCAGCTCGATCTCCTTCGATCGCCATACGAAACTGGATCGTGACCCGAACAGGCCTTCGAAGATATAGACTTCCTTGCTTACGAGGTACAGCTCGCCGTTGAGCGGGTCGACGTAGAGCGTATTGCACTTCCCTGACAAGGAGGTCAACTGCATGGTGTCCCCGACGTCGAGTCGCAGAAGCTGGGAAGATGCACCCCCTGCCGGGCTGTAGAGCAAGTAAAGCCGGCCGTTGGCTACACGACAGACCATCGAGGAGGGCGTCATTGGCTCCCACTCTTCGACCGTGAAGAAGGCCTTCGTGAGGATGCTGTTGCCAGACAATCCGACAAAGGCCAAACCGTGCTTTGAAGCGAATACGACACCATCGCCTACGGAGCAGACCGACCGCTTTGACAAGCAAGGCCAGACGTCAGAGACGGCTTCCATCGTCACGACGGAGGGGTCTGTCCCGGTTGCGACGTAGGGGCGCGTCTTGGTACAGGCAACGACAGTTGTACCGAAGGCCGCGATGCCGACGATCTCTGACTCCATCTCCGTGCGATAGGACATCGGCCACGCATGGGGCTGATCCGGTTCGGAGAAACAGAGCTGGTTCTTGTAGAACCCGGCGAGCGCTCCGTTCGGGAGAGAGATGATGCCAGTCAGACCGACCGGAGGCGGCAGCCAACCAGTCGATATGAGGTCATCGCCCAGCATGGCTGCGTCGCTCGTCGTATCACTCCAGTTCGAGGCGCTCGCGGCTCGCTCAGCAACGAGCTGGAAGGAGGCGTTGTCGCCCGCCGTCCGGTAAAGGCGTTGCTTTAGCCCAGCCTGGTTGTAGCTGACCGATCGGTCATTCGTTATCGAGGCGGCAAAACCGCTGAGCGTCCATGTACCATCGACCTTACCTGTAGCCAAGGCCGAGGCTGAGCACGGCGCGGATTCTTCGCCCAGTGCGTTGATGAAAGTGTAGACATAAAAGCGGCTGACTGTTGCACCGGTCCCACCCGAGGGGGCTACCGTGAGTGCAGACACCGGCCCCGGAAGACCGAGCGCCCAGTCCGTCGATCCCCAGTTCGTGAAGTTCGCGTAACGCGGGCAGGCGTCCCCGGTCCAGTAGTATCGAGCCTCGACGTCTGGAGATAGGGAACCCTTGACGACATCAATATCGGCTTGCCAGGTTCGCCATTTCTCGGTCACCCCATCGAAAGCTCGGTATGCAGCGAACATATCCGCCTGGACAGAAGGGGCATGAACCATGTAGGGCTGCCGCATCGGCCGCAGCTCCCCGGAGGTGATATTCACGTTTTCCGCGATCTGCGCTGCCATGTCCGGGAGCAGGCGCTCCGCGGTTCGCGGTACGAGACCCAGGAAGCCCGTGATCTTGTGGCCGCTCACTTGATCCTCACAAACCTTGGCGAGAACTGCAACATGGCCATCCCTGATTTCTTCTCTCTGATCAGGTTGTCAAGTTGCCAGCCGAAATTGAACATGATCCCGAAATCGCCAACCAGCTTTTTGACGTACTTCCATTGCCAGCAATTGGCATCCGTAACGCACCAGAACGTTCCGGTGATCCCGTTGTTTCGATTCACCTGAGAGTTGCCGCTTGACCAAACGCAAGTAATGCCGTGGCAGTAGTAATACCCGAGGACATCAATCCTGAACCCGTAGAGGCTGTTGCGGTATAGCCACAACAGATGCCGCAGATAGGCCGGGTATCCAGCGCATCGGCTGGCGTGCCCGTCGTCGCCATCGAGGCTATTGTCTGGGGTGTCGAACCAGGACAGCCACAGCGGAAGACGCGGCCCCACGCCACTCGAACTATTGTTGTTGGTCGGACCAAACCGCTCTTCGGCCAAGAGCGGAAGCAGCGGCGTCACCAGCCATGCAACAACCTGCATCATGAAAAGAGACGGGAGCAAAAACAGATAGGTCACGGCGCAAGTTCCAGGAGGCGCTGATTGTCCGAAACCATCTTGTTCCGGAAGGACTCAACGGCGGCCGTTGTTCCCTGCGTGACCCGCGCATTCTCGACCAGCAATACCGGCATCCACGCCATCGCACAGCCGTGCTCATCGAGCTCATCCCCGGTATTCGGGTTGCGCCCACGAAGCTGCACGAACCAGGCGCAGCGGTGCACAGCGCCATCCTTTGCTTCTTCGCACTTGTGGCCCAGCGGGCAGGAGAGAATGGTTTGCATATCAATCCTTCTGGCAGATGATCAGATCGACATAGCGCGGAGTCCAGTTGGTTGAACTCGAACCGTTATCAGTAGTTGCATAGTGGGTATGACTAGCGCTTGCACCGCCAGTGTTGCCGCTATGGGTATGGGTTGCCGTTGATCCTGATGTTCCAAGGTCGCCAGATCCAGCTGTTCCAAAACCAATATCGTATTGGTAATAGATCGGAGACAAGCCCCATGAAGGCCCGCCCGAGGCGCCTGCTGGTAGTGTTCCGCTGTGGGAGTGGCTACCTACATAGTGGATATGGTCAGCACTCATTGTTCCGGTGCTGAATCCGTGCGAGTGATCGGCGCTTTGGTTGCCAACGCTAATAACGTGAGTGTGTGCCGGCACCACGTTGTTTAGGATCGGCGAATTAGAACCGCCAGAGCCACCACCCGCCGTCTTAACCACGCGCAACATTCGGTTGTCGGCGGCGTCGCTGACATCCTGCGTCCACCCTGTCGGCGCAGAAGCCTGGGCAAACACTAAGCGCGTCCCGGCTGCAAAATTGGTGTAGTCAGTTCCTGGAACCGCCGGCGAGTACGCCCCGCCCCCGGAGCCTTTGATCAGTCCAGCTACCGAGGCAAGCGGCGCAACCGAAGCGGCAGCGGAAGCTGCAGACGCGGCAGCAGAATTTGCCGAGGCGGCAATGTCATTCACGGTCTGCGCTATGAGACGACAGGCAACGCCGGTTGAACCCGATGACCAGGCCTTGCAATCGACATCGGTATAACCGGACAGCCCCATGGCGGTGCCGCGAACGATGGATACGACGTTGGAGCCGTTATCGCGTCTGGTGACCTTGACGATCTCGATATTGTTCAGCGCGTCGAAGAGCGTTGCGTATGACCAGTCGGAACCACTGCCCCCATGATTCACGACAGGGAATTTAGCCGCATTGGTGAGCGTCATGTTCGTCACTGCGGGACTGCTCGTAAGCGAGGCGGCGAGGGTCGTTGCCGCGTTATCCGAGACCTTGAGTTGGCCCACGATCAGGCTCCTTTGATGACAGCCAGGAACTCAGCTTTGGCTTGCGCTGAGCGGTTACTATTGACGTGCTCATCGTCTTTGGCCTCCGTCATGCCGACGCAGTATTGGACGATGGGCGGAATGTAGTTATCTGGAATATCGAGAACGTCGCTCCCGGTGCTGGGTGTCGTCGCCGTTTTCGCGTAGCGGAGCGATACGCTCTGTCCGCCCGCACTGGGCGGATAAACGAGGAACGAAAGGAATCCGCTATCGCCTCTCGACCAGCACTGTAAGGCGCCCGTTGCCCCGGCTCGCCAACCTGGCTTAAAGGCGTCTAGCGCGCTCAAATCCGACTCGGGGTAACCAGCGATGCCGAGGAACAGCGCAGCCCCGGTAACGCCGACCACGGACTGCGCCACCCCGGGCTGAAGCGAGAAGTTGGTCGTCTTGGCGAACAGCTCGGGGTTGACGGTGAGGATCAGATTAAGACAATCAGCGATCCAGCCGAAGAGCTCTGTGTCCTCTGTCCGCGGCGTTGCCGAGGTGTCATTCGTGACGCGACGAACCCTGGCGAGGATTTCCGATACGTAGATCACCGGTAATAACTCCGTGTCCTGAGACGCGCCTTGCTCTGCCGGCGATCGACCTCATCCTTGGCTTTCGCTACGGCGAGCTTGTATCCGTAGCCGATAGCGGCAGCGGCCTCCAAATTCGTCCAGCTCCGACCAGGCATCATCATTAACCTGCTGCAGATGCCGGCGACCAGGCCGTCCCCGAACTTGTCGTAAAGAGTGCTGTTGAATTCGGTCGGTGATGCTGACGGCTTCAGCGCCGTGGCTATCTCGACGATAAGTGCGTCAGCAATGGTCGTGTCAGGCTTCGGTACGAGCGTGATGGTGGCATCTGCACTTGCTGTCGTGAAAAGCCTGGGTGTCCCAGTCTCGTCCCGCCAACCTGGATATTCAGCGTCGAGCTCATCCTGTGAAACAGGCTGCAGCTCGTCACCAGAGAACAGCACCTTCTCAACCCGGACGAACTGGTTCGTGCCGAGGGAAGGGCTGAGAACGTAATCCGCCTGTCCTGCCGTGACGTTGGCCGCAACCAGGGTTTCCGTCTCGTAGTTGGTATCCCGCCCAAAGTCGGCGAGCACGCGGATTGCGCTGTGCTCGACAATAGGCTGCGGACATCCCGGAACATACAGGGCGACGTCCGGCAGGAAGGTGGAAAACGGAATCAGCGTCACGCAGCGAACCCGGGATCGACGTCAGGAACAGGCGGAGCGTTCTCCTCCGGCGTAGCAGGCGGAGCGTTCTCCTCCGGCGTAGCAGGTGGAGCGTTCTCCTTCTTGCTCTTGCCGTCCTTCTTGCTGCCCTCGGTCGAGGCCTTGGCCTTAACCACGGCACGTTGCCACTGGTCCGGATGCTTCAGCAGCTTCTCGGCAACGGCTTCCGGAACAGGCTGCACGTCACCGTGGCCATTCCAGATAACACCCGTACCGCCGATGCTGTCGATCGCGGAAGGCTTCTTGCCAACATAGGTAAGATGTACATCAGACATACCATTCTCCCGAAAGCAGGGGACCGCTCCCCTGCCTTGTTTCGTTTAGCCGCCGATGAATTCGCCGGAGGCCTTGACGTAGAGATCGCCGTTAAGCGGAACCGCCGAACCAGAGTTGGTGGCATAGACGATAATCGACTTATCGACCACGCCACGGTTGCTGGAGAACAGCGACAAGGGGCTGACCGCGATGACGCTGTTGCCCGCCGAGACGGTCGAGAAGGATGCTTTCAGCGCGGTGGCGGAACCGCCGGCCGAACCGTCCTTGTACTTCCAGCCGAGCGTGAACGCGGCCGAACCACCGTGTGCCGAGTGAACTTCCGCGATCTCGTCGATCTTGGCGCCGGCCGGCACCTCGAACAGGTCGATCGTGTCGCCGGTGGCACCCGCGGCCGGGTACTTGTAGTAACCAGACCAGTTCGAGCTGTTGCCGTCCTCGCCTGCGAAGGGGGCCTTGAACTTATCCCCGGAATTGATTGCTGTCATTTTGTTTCTCCTTGGAGAGGGGCGGCCAGAGCCGCCCCATCAGGGTTAGGAAGCGGACGCGAGCAGCGACTGACCAGCAGCCGACGCGAGGTCGGGAGCGTAGGAGTCGATGACGGCCACACCGTGGTCGGTAAGGGTGCCGTTGATGGAGAAGCGGGTCTTGGCGACGCCGTCCATCATGGCGAGGCTGATTTCGACCGCATTCTTATGGTCGGTCAGCTCCTCATTCCAGGTGTAGAAGTAGTCACTGGTGCCCTCGTTGCCATACGCCTTGATCAGCGCCTGGGCGCCGACCAGGATGGCGCGGTCGACCGGCTGGGCCAGGGTGTAGGCGGTACCGGTTGCGTCGTTTGCCGAGGTCGGGACAGTGATCTGCTCGCCCGTGTTCCAACGGATCGCGTAGCGGCCCATCGGCTTGACGAGGATGCCGGCCCACATGATCGAGTCGCCCATGAACAGTGGGTGACGCTGACCGTCGAAGCGCTTGACGGCCTGGGTCAGGGCGTCCTTGTAGGCGTTGTTGGTCAGCGCCGAGCGCTTCAGGTAGGCCCACTGGCGTTCCGTCACGAACAGCACATAGAGCGGCTGGTTCCATGCGTACTTGTCTTCCTTCACCTTGACAGACTGAAGCGGGACGTTGGAGTCCTTCATCAGTGCCGAGATGCGCTCGATGTCACGCAGCGACAGCCAGTCGTTGGTGCCGATCGTGTCAGGCGTGGTGGCGTCGTTCGCGGCAAAGTAGCGGTTGAAGGTCGGAATCTGCACGGTATTGACCATGACTTCCGAGAAGTCCGGATCGGTCTGCAGCGGCACGACCCAATCGACGGTCTGCTGCGTACCGCGGGCACCGGCCAGGGCCACCAGGCAGCGCTGATCTTCAAGGCGCGAAGCCCAGTTAGTCAGGCCAGACTGGACGATCTGACGCAGATTGTGCTTGGTGCGCTTCTGCGTCATCTTGCCGCCATTTTCGGCCATACCGCGCGATTGGTTGATGTAGACATCCATCGAGCTGGACGAAGTATTCATACCACGACCGGCGAGACGCTTGTCGCCCATGACCGGCTTGCCGGTGAAGATATTGAACAGGTCGACCGAGACGAGATCGCCAGCCGATTTGGAAAGGTCGGTGACCTTAACGATCGGGTAGTCAGGCGAAGTCTGGCCCTTGACCTTGGACATGGCGCCGGACAAGTCCGGAGCGCCGCCAGAGAGAAGGTTCATGAAGCCGGGTTCGGATTGAACTGCGGCGAATACGGCAGCGCCGAAGACCTTGGCGGCCAGCGGGTGCCCAATCGGAATATTCAGTGCGGACATTTAAGTTCCTCGAATCAAAAACGGTTCAGGTAAGCTGTTCGCTGATCCGCGCTCATCTTCAGGAGACGATCCGTGAGCTCCAGGGCTGAGAGGTTCTCAAGGCTGGCTACCTCATCCGAGGCGGGCGGTTCCCCAGAGGGGGCGTCCGACAGGGAGTTTGGAACGGCCTTGTTCTTCTCGATCTTCTCCAGAACGATTTTGCGGGCAGCATCTTTGTTAACTGATGTCTCGTGGGTAGCAGGCGGCGTCTTCACTTTCGCCGGCACACCATCGAACGGGCCAAAGGTTGAATCCATGATCTCGGCGACCTTCTCGAAACGCGAGGCCATGTCCGGATACTTCGGGTTGCCCATCAAGGTTTTGTCGATCTCAATCGCCTTGGCGAACAAGTCGGGAGAACTCGTTTGCAGATGCAGGAGGATCGGCTCCCCGTCGATCAGTTCCTGGACGGTTGTTGCCGCCTGGTTCTGGCTCGTCGTGGTGCGTACCTGCTCGCTCTGCTTGAGCGTCTCGACTTCCTTGGTCAAGGTGCCGATGGTCCCCATCAGGGAGTCGATCACCTTTCCGAACACCGGGAAGTCAGAACGCAGCGCGTCCAGCTCCTCGGGCGTCATGGTGGCCAATGCTTCAGTACCGATTTCCGCTGCCTTGGCGTCACCTCTGTCGGTGCCCTTGGCGAGTTGAGCCTGCATCTGTTCCATCTTCTGGGACAGTTCGGCTACGGCTTCTTCGGCGGCCTGGCGTTTTTCCCGCTCCGATTTCAATACGGCATAAGGGATGGTGCCCTTGCCACTCGGCATCAGGATTGCAGCCTCTTCTTCCTTCTTTGGCTCCTCTACTTGCTTAGCCTCTCCCTTCTTCGGCTCCTCGCTGGACGGGGCGGGGTCTTCTGGCTTTTCGTCCTTCTTCTTCTCCGTGGGTGGAGGCTCCTCGCCGGTGCTCGGCGCCGTCATCTGCTCGGCCAGTTGCAAAAGCACAGCCGGGTCGTCAGGCGTTTCGTCAGGGTGATCGAGGTAGTATTGCAAGTCCTTGTCCATCAGTTTCTCCAATGTCAGTTAGCGCATGACTGCGAACGCTTCCTTTTGCGCTGGGAAGCCCGCGTGCGAGGAGAATTGGAACACTGCACCGGGATCGGACAGATAACTATTTCTTACCCTGTGTCAGCGCCGCTGACGCGCCCTGGCTAGAGACAGGTAGTTGTTGAGAACGACGTTCCCCTGCTGCGCAACAAGAACGGACGACACCGTATTCACCTCGACCCCGCTGGCCGCTCGGACAAGGTGCGTCTGAACGATTGTGGATGCCGATGCTACGTTGTCGATCGCGACAGGGGCAGCGACGATCAGATGAGGCGGAATGCCAAGCGACCCTGGCGAGCAAGCGTTGGCCTGCGTCGCATTCGCACACGACAGCAGGTGCTGCTGCTTGATGGCACCGGATGACGCATTGTTCGCCTGAGACAC